CCGTGTAGGTGAGGGTGCCGTCCAGTTCGTTGTAACTGTCGTCGTTTGACTGCCCGGCAACCTCGTACAGGACTTGGTTCGGTTTCGGGGAGTCGTAATCAAACTGGAGGTAGCCGTCCTCGTCTTTGCCGGTGTACTCAAAAGGTTCGACCGAGATGACGGGGCCGGTGACGTTGAACTTGGCACCTGCACCTGCGACGGTGACTGAGTCACCCAGGCGGATGTTGTCGACGGGCGTGAGGGTCTGAACAGCGCTGACGCCGTCCAGATGGATGCCGTGTGTGACCGTGTAGACAGCCATGACCGTTCAGACCCTCGGTGCCGTGCGACTCAGACGAACGCGGCCTTGCGGAACTTTGCCGACTCAATCATGAGCGTGGCGAGGTAGCCGCGGAATGCGATCGTGCGGGACAGCGAGCCGTCGTTTGCCTCGGCGCTGATGGCGCCCTTCTGCTGTTCGAAGATCTCGTAGCCGTCCGGCACGCCGACGATGACGGTGTCGTCAGCGAAGTTGGCGTCGACGACGACAGTGAGACCGAAGGCGGATGCCTGGGTGCCTGCCGGGTTCATGGCGCCGAATGCGTTCATGGGGCCGACCTGCGGGAAAAGCGGACGGTCCGACGAGTCGACGAGAAGGCCGAGTGCGCGCCACATGTTCGCCGAGAGGAACAGGTGCGACGGGAGGTACTTGGTGGCGCTGAGGATGGACTCGGCGGCGGTGTACATCCAGCGTGCCCACTCTGCGGGGTCGGTGATGCTTGCGACCGTGAAGTTGGTGGTCGTCGACGCACCGGACACGAGGTTGTCGGCTGCGACATTGTCCGTGGCCTGGGCGTAGGCGCGGGCCATATCGTCAAGGATGAGCGACACAATTTCCGGCTGAGACCAGTCGATCGTCTCTTCGGACACCTTGACGTAGCCGCCGTAGACACCCTTCGTCACCTGGTTCTCGGACACGACGAACGTGCCGGAGTCAAGCGGCTGGTTCTCGCCGTTGGAGGCACCAATCGTGGTGTGCGTGGTGACCTCGGGACGAATGAACACCTTGCCGGATGCGGGCATGGCCTTGGTGCCGATGGCGTCGATGACCGGGCGGATGCCGCGAAGGCTGTTGTACACCGGCTGGACGATCGGCTTCGGCAGGACGCCGGGCGTGTCGGTCGTGACGACGTCGGGGGCTGCGGCGTTCAACTTGTTGCTGAACTCCTGCCACTCCGAACCACCGACGAGGAACTTCGAGATGTACTCGGCGGCGGACGGCATGACGAACTCGCGGCGTGCCGCGGCGTAAATGGGGGTGGTGGGGACGACCGCGGCCTCGACCACGGGCGTCTCGTTGATGTTTTCGGACACGATTTCCTCCTCGGAATCGGTGGGGGTGGACTCGTCATCCTCCGGGCTGGAGGCTGCGATTTCTGTGATGACCGCATCCTTGAATGCGGGCTGGGCGACAAGGCTGATCTCGACGAGATCTGCCTGCGAAACGACCATGACGCCGTTCTTGTCGAACTTGTACTTGACGGGGACCGCGCCGACAGACACCGAGTCGTAGGCACCAGCCTTGACCAACTCGACTGCGTCGTCAGCGGCCCGTGTCTTTGCGAACGTAGCGGTAAACAACAGGCCTTCTTCGGCGTTCACCAGTTCAGTGACGACACCACGCAACTGGGTCATGTCGTGACCCTCGAGCAGTTTCGGGCGCTTGCCTTCGGTGTCAAACGCGCCTGCCTTGAACGCGATGCGTTCGCCGCTCGAGACAGTGGCGGGGGTGTCCCACGGGACTGCCACACCGGTGATGGTGCGGGGTGCGTCCTCGCTGGCGGCTGCGTCCAGCGTGACGGGGGATGCAACAAAACGGATCATGATGCGATGTCCTCGGAATCGGGGGCAGGTGCGCCCATTTCGTTTTCGCCCAGGTAGTCCTCGACGTTGAACTCGACGTAACGTCCCTTCGGCAGCATTGCCATGGACAGTGTCTGTTCGATGCAGTCAATGAACGGCTTGGCGCCGAACAAGTACAGGTCCTGTCGGGCTTGCTGGGCGTTCTGGTAGGTCATGGACGCACCCTTTGTGGGGGCTGACACCATGTAGGCGGGGATGTTGCACAGGCGGGCCAGGTCGAGTGCCTGGTCTGAACGCAACTGTGCGACGACTTGCCCGGGGTCGTTGTCGTATTCGACGAACTTGACGTGGCGTTCCAGTGCACCGATGGCGCGCTTGCGGCGCCCGGCCTGCCACGCCGCCGACAAGTCGGACAGGTCCTCGGCTGAGTGTTCCTCACCTGAGACAATCTGAAGGTAACCAGGGGGTGTCTCAAGTTCTGCGTAGCGGTCGGCTGCCTGGTCAAGGTGCAGTGCAATGTTGATAGCGCGGGCACCGGAGTAAATGACGCCCATGATCGGGGACACAAACTGGACAACGTTGGCGGCGTCCACCTCAAGGCCGTTGAACTCGATGTCGTCGGCAGGACCGAAAAACTGGGGTCCGGTCATGTTCGGGGTTTGGATGTTGGCGGCAGGCAACCAGGTGAGGGACGCGGGCAGACCGGTGGAGTACCGGGTGGTGACGTACGCAAAGGCTCGACCATAAAAGAACAGGTCCGAGAAGATGTTTGCCATGAAAAACGTGCGGGTGTTTTTCGGGTCCGGGTTTTCCATCCACGGCTCCAGCGGCAAGTACACCTCGTTGTAGTCGGTGCCGTTCCACTGCTTGGAGTAATGCTTGAGGGACAGTGAGCCGATCATGGCGGCGAGCAGGTCGCGGGACCGTCCAATGGTTGGGTTGGTGAGGGCCTGCAGTTCGGGGGTGCCGACTGTGTATGACAGGTAGTTGTTGACGCCGCCGATGCCGATAGCGGCCTTTGAGACGTCAGCGGGCGCAGCCTGCAACTCTACCTTGCGCGAAAAGATACCCATCCACAAGTTACTGTAACGATGGGGTGTTACATTTGCAACAAGTTTTTTGAGGTCACATTATGGGGGTCATAAAACGTGGGGGTTACAACACAGCGGGGTAACCCCGTTGTAATCATCCGAACCCGATAGCGGCCTTCCCTCGACTACCGGGACGCGACACCATTGCAGATCCAATGACCAGGCAACGCGCACATTCAATCGGGCCCGGTGACCGCTGCGACGACAACACCGGCTGCCCGTTCTGACCCTTGACCAGCACAGCACGGTTGACGTGTTCGGCAAGCATTTCGCCGCCGTCGTGCAGCACCTTCCCCTCGAGAATCAAAGACCTGACCAGCCCGGTGTATTTGATGAGTTCCCCGTACCCCCACACGTCGGTCCGTCCCCGATACTTGTCAGGTGTGTGGATCTCGAGCCCTGGTGTGATAGCCAAACGCAGTTGAGGGTCAGCGTCCAGGCAGGCAGCAATGTTGCCCCACATTTCGGCGTTGGATTCTGTGGTGAACCTGACCGAGTTGACAACCTCGCCGGTGTCGTTCACACGGGACCACACCCCAACGTATTTGGAGTCATCCAACGCAGAGTCCACAACCAGCCACGACGCACCAACAGCGGCCTGGTTGTCGGTCTGGGCTTTCGCCCAACGCCCAGGTGGCATCCACGACGCCGCCGCCGCAACCCACAGGTTGCAGTGCGCCCGCAAAAACTGGCCCCGGTCAGGTGCTGCCGCTGCTGACCGCAACCCCTTCAAACTGATCGTGCGCCCAAGGCTTGGGTTGGCGTACCCCCAGTACTGTTCGTCCATAGGGTCAACCCCTGACGGCAACGACCACTCAGCCATAAACAGGTCGCCAGGTTCGTCAGCGTCAATAATGCCCAACGCCTGTTCCCGCAACTTCAGGAACGCCTTGGATGACTCGTCGCCGGCAGTTGACGTCAGGAACATGAGCGGCGACTGGACCGCAATCTGGCTAGGACGCAAAGCCCCGAAAATGGTTTCCTCGGACAACGCCCACAACTCGTCCCCAAGAATAATGTCCCAGGTGCCGCCGTGCTTTTTGCCGGTCGCCGCTACGACCTTATAGATCGACCCCTTTCCCGGGCCGTCCAAAATGCGGACCTCGTTACGCCCGTACGCCCACACCACCTTCGCGAACCCGGTTTCTTCCCACAACCTGAACGTGTCCTCGAGTTCCCGCCACACCTCAGTAGCCAAATTCAACTCATGAGCCGTTGACATGATTCTAACTGGGCGACCCCAAATTGCGGGCAACTCTTGCAACGCCCAACCAATCAACCCGGACAGCATGGTCGTCTTGCCGTTCTGACGCCCGCTCGAGATCAACGCAGTGGCATGCACAAACTGGCCCTCGACATGCGCCAACGCCCCATCCAAAGCAATCAACTGCCACGGAAACAGTTCTCGACCTAGCGCCGCCTGCGTCCACCGGGCCACCAACCCAACAAAAGACTCGCTGGGTACACGCGGCGTCACCAACCTCGGCGCGTCACACCCAGATCCGACAGCAAGCACCGGAATGCAGGACGAGTCATGACGGTCTTGGACCGTTTCGTCAGATAACAGCACGGA